GGCTCTTGTGCTAAAACATTTATTGATCCAGATCCATCGGTAATGTTCCAAGGAGCTATTGGAGAAGCAAAGTGTGGATTTTTTAACTCATTAATTCTTGTGGCTTTTAAAGTTAACTTAAGTTGTCTAGCCTCTTCAAAGGCAGTGGCTGTAGCACTATTTTCAAATTGCGCTCCATCAAAATAATGATGTTCTGTGGCTACGCTATCAGCAGATGTTATTTGAATAACAGGTACTGCAAAGTATGAGTTAGCTGGAGCAGTAGCGGTAACAGTTGGTCGAGCGGTGAATCCATTTAATACTGTTGTAGTAGAAGATCCAGTGCTTGTAGAAATCAAAGTTCCAAGGCGGTCGTACCACTTTATCTTCAATACAATTCCTCTAACAGTACCAACAGAGGATGCGTAAGTGCTAAAGGTATATTGCTGACCAGAGGTAATTGGAATTCCTTTAAGGATCGGGTTATCATCCCCGCACTCAATAGTTGTATTTCCAGTGCCCGTGGTTTTACGCACAGATAAAATTCCAGATTGTTTATTTGGATAGCCTGTAGGAGCGGTAGCCTCGGCATAAGGAGCTGGGTACGGAGCTACTTGCGTGTAAGCCTCAGTAACTTTATTGAACCCAGATTGAGCAGCAAAAGAAGTAATAGTAGACGCAACAGATATTGAGGTTGCATCCACCGCTGTAATTGTTAAAGGCAAACTAGAGTTAAATGCTGGGTATGGACTACCGCTTACTGTTACATTATGATTAACTTTGTAGTTATGCGCTCCAATAACTAACTTAGCAACGCTAGCAGTAACGGATATTTGCGTCACATCTTTTTTTACTAAGCTGTTTATAGTGGCTGTAGAATCTGAAGAGATCCAATGACCTTTGGACTCTTCAAAAGAAGAATCGTTATAATCAAGGAATAAGTTTTTACCTACAAGTACTCCGTCTGTGCTTGGGTTTGGAGTTCCAGCAAGTGGCTCCGGTACCCCATAGCCAGTAAACGATTTAATAAAGCTTCTTAATCCGTCTTGACTGCCTTTCTTTTTAAAGTTTTCAATGGCATCTCGAAGGATAATTCTGGCTTGTTGGAGTCCTACCTCTGGCTCAAAGTTGATGCCAAATTGTTTTAAGAAATATGGAATTAAAAGGCCGCTGACGCGCTCTAGGTTGTATCGATCTTCAAGCAAAGCAATTAGTGTGTGGGTTCTATCTAGGTCAAAGCCAAAAACAGAAACAAAGTTATAAAGGTCTTGGTTGTTCAAGCTTCCAGACGCGTCATAAATTTGTTCCATTTTCATAATGTCTGGTAGTGAATCGTAAACTTTATTCCTATAGTTATAGTCTTTTACAGATAAACCAATAACATAAGATGCTCTTACCCATGCGTAGGCAGTAAGCTCAAATACAAATAGAGAGTAATAATTTGATCTAGGTAGTTAGTAGGATCGGTTTCTTTTGCAGCGCTAACAAGTACATCACCATCAAAGGCATTAACTGGAAATCCGTACGGGTTTCTTACAAGTCTTACTTTTGACCACTCACCAGCGGCGCTATTCCAAGAGAGCTGAATAGTTCCGTAGTCTGTCGGATCAGCAGTAAAGTTTGTAGCAACAAAACTTACGGGGTTGTCCGGACCGTAATAAGCTAAGTTGTAATAGTTTAACCCGTAGCGTGACATTAGACGAGGATTCCTCCACTTAGGGTAAGGGTAATATCATTTGCCTCTGGTATTTCGTTTACATTACAAATAATGTCATTAACTGTAAGGATAGTTGACTGTCCTGTTGCAGAAGCTGATGTTACGTTAGCCGCTACTAAAGCATAGGAAAAAGTAGTGGTTGTTGGAACTGCGGTAATAATAAAGGTTCCATCAAATGTGGAATCTACGCCAGTTACCCTTACAGTTTGACCCACGGTAAAACCATGAGCCACACTTGTAGTTAGGGTTGCTACTGAAGAAGTAAGAGCTTTATTAGTAATAGTTCTAGTAACATCTTGATCTTGTCTTACCAATTTACTTACCTGTGTATAAGCAACACCCGGTACAGAACTAATTGCAGAGATAACATCTTGTAGGCTGATTCTGTCGTTAAAAAGAACATTGTCAAAGTCCAATAGTTCGTTAAGGATTGACTCCACAGATGCTTGGATAGTGCTTTGACGATATTGAGGTAAACATGTGATAGCCGCTGTTATATTGACACCAACATAACTAGGTGGTTGGAAGGTAACAGTAGTATTAGCTGGGATCTTATCCTTTAGATACTCTGTTACATCTGTCTTTAGCGCATTAAAAACAGCGGAGGGAGTAGTTCCGTCGTTCTCAACACCTTTGTCTCCGTAAGGGGCAAAGAACACATTGACGCTGGTATACACATCTGCAATAGCAGTTGCTTTTGCCACACCACTTACCTGTAAAGTAAGAGCAGAGTAATCAGAGATGGACACAGCTCTATTTAAAGACTTAGTGCTAAGAGGGGCATTGATACGGATTGAGTCAGTTGATTCCGCGTCCGCTCCGCCAGTGGCTGATCCATCATTTGTAGCAGATACATATTGGTTAAGTACAGAAAGTCCGTTAACTTGATTGGTTTCAATAAACTTTATTGTGTTTGCAGACACATTGCCCTGTACGCCTCCACCAACGCGATAGGTACAAATAATTTCAGCATTATTAGGTGGGATACGACCGCTCACTCCGTCACCAAAAACAATATAAGTAATACCACTAGCATTAGTTACAGTGGTGTAGACAGGGTCATATCCTTGATAGTCAATAAGGTATGGAACTTCTGTGTATTCAATTCCACCAACAGTTACAGAAGTGCTTCCGTTGATTACTGGAGACTCTGATAATTGATAAAGCTGATTAGGTTGCCCGTTAGATGTGCCAATAGTTTCTGGATCCGGCGTCTCACCTTGAGTCGCTGACACTGTTGCCGATCCATCAACAATTCCAACTTTAGCTGGGACAGTAACAGCAGAATCAGTTTCAAAAACAATACGAGTAGTATTACCACTAATCACTGTAGTAGTTGATACCTTGGTTCCAGCAGGGACTGTAATAGAACTAGCTGTTGAGTTTTTAAAAGTCAAAGTCACCGTTGATGCGGTAGCTTCAGTTGGCCTATAACTAAGTAGGCGAGCTAACTGGAGAACGCTTTCGCGCTGGCTAGCTGTGGTGATAAACGCTTCGTTAGCAGCTCTATCAATGTAGTAGTTAAGTAGATCACCCATGTAAGAGTATGCCTCTAGAATGGTCATACCAAAGTCAGCTGGGTCTCGGTTTGTCCACTCAGGTGCAAATTCTGGGATAAGGTTTACAACATCGCGACGAATTGATTCATAGTCGCGGGATGTGTAATCCGTTTGCGGAATGTAGTTTGCCATCAGTCGCTTACCTCCAAAATAACCTCACCAGTTCTGGTAAGGATAGCCGTTTTTAGTTTTACTCTCTGCTCATTTTGACGAGGATTGTATTTGTAAAAGACCTCGATCATTAGGTATCCATCTGTTTTGTCTGAGTAGGCATCAACTTTAAGTAATTGAAGTTGAGGTAACCACTTGCTAAATGCGGTAGAGACAGACTTTCGTATAGATGCGGCAGCCCCTTCTTCGTTTTCAAATAGATAGGTTTGAATTTCGCTTCCATAGGTAGGGCGCATAATGCGCTCATCAAGACGAGTCATCAACATAAGGACTACTCGGTCTTGCCAGATCTTTGCCTCGTTGCTTGTATACGCAACAGCTCCAGACGCGTCAAAAGAAAAAGGCAATGAGATAGCTTTTTGAGCCATTAGCTTCCTCCGATCCAGAGCGGAAAGTTAGGATCTCCGCCTTCAAACATAACCCACACCCCTTGGCTGGGTTGGGGTTTCCATTTACCAACTAAGTTTAATGTAGCAATTATACCTGGAACCGCTGGGCCAACCCCCGCGTCGTCGTGACTTAAAAAGGTATTAGTGCTGCTAGCAGAGGATACAAATTCAATATAATCCTTTGCCTCTAGATCCAA